TCGGTGCGCGGCTCAGTCGATAGTATAAGGATAGGGAGAGTGCTTCAGTCAGTCCACGTTACGCATTTCGGTGGAAAGTCTCTTTGGCACAGTACCATGACCTGTGATATAAAAGACAAAATTGCCGCCAGCAAGCTAACGATCAAGGAGATGCAAAATGCTCGTAAACTCAACAGATAAACTCCCGGTCTACCAAGTACTGGGTTCAAAACTTCGCATCCACTGGAACTATCAAGAGGTTCCGGCAAAGGAGGATATACCAGCAAGCTGGTCCTGTGAGGAAGCCTGTGTTCCGAAGACTGCCAGTCGTGCAGATATTATTACGGCTATCATACGCGCTCGCTATACAATAGACGACGAGTTCGCAGCAATCAACAACGGTGGTGATGAACACCAAGTACTACTAGACTTCCGCGTAGAGGCCAAGGAACTAGCTGACGGATGGTTGGCGCAATGATCGACCACGGGTTTTAATAGAGATAGGTAATACCAATGGCTACTCGTGACATTACTACAGCCGTCCAAGGTAATCTTGAGGATGATGTAGTTTATCCGTTCTTTGCGGTTGAACTCCTCTTCGATGATAGTCCCCTCAGACTTTGGACTGGACTCGGGACTCTAGTCTACGATGGTAACTCGTGGGCTGGAACCGGAAACCTGTTGGATGTGAGTAGCATTGAGGAAACGTCAGAAATCGCTGTTAGAGGCGCTACGCTTACCTTGAGTGGTGTCCCCTCAGAGGTTATCTCACTTGCCCTACAGGAGCCATACCAAGGCCGTGTGAGTAATGTCTACTTCGGTATGTTCTCTAAAGGTTATCTACAGAAAGAAGATGGTGCCTACATCCTGAAGGAAGATGGTGGTCGTATCCAACTGGAACTGCAAGAAACTGGTCTAACTGAAATCTTCTCCGGTTATATGGATGAGATGAACATTGATGAAGGGCCTGAGACAAGCACTATCGAACTTAAGGTAGAGAACAAGCTGATTGACCTTGAAAGGGCCAGGGTCCGTAGGTTTACTAGTGGTTATCAGAAGTCTGTCTATCCCGGTGACAAGGGGCTTGATTTCGTAGAATCACTACAAGATAAAGAAGTGGTTTGGGGCAGAAAGGTAGATAACTGATGCAGTATAAGCAAGAGTTTCTTGATACCGTCCAGAAAGATATTAAGCCCCTCCTTGAAAAGCACTGGTCAGAAATTGCCCTCAACCAAGATAAGATTAAGCTGAACCCTGATTGGGGTGCTTACAATACCCTTGAGCGTGATGGTAAACTCAAGATATTCACAGCCAGAGATGATGAAGGTAATCTCGTGGGTTATTTTGTAGTTATTGTTGGTAGGCATATCCATTACAAGGACCACCTGTTTGCTAACAATGATATTCTGTTCTTGGCCAAAGAGTATCGTAAGGGCTTTACTGGCATCAAGCTGGTCAAGTTTGCCGAGAAGTGCCTCAAGGAAGATGGTGTATCTGTCCTGACTATCAATACCAAGGTCCACCAACCTTTCGACAAGATGCTAGACTTCCTTAAGTTCAACAAGATTGAGCGTATCTACTCCAAGTATATAGGTCAATAAATGGGCATTACTACAGCCATCGTCAGTGCTGCCGCTGCTACCTACGTCCCAGCGATTGTTTCTGGGGCAGCTTTGTCTGGCCTATTTACCGGATTCTTGGTCCGTGCTGCCATTGGTCTAGCACTTAATGCACTAAGCCCTAAGCCCAAACAGCCGGGTGCTAATAGGGGCTATAGTGTCAACTCTCGTGGTAGTGCCCTAGACCACCAGATTATCTATGGTAAGGCTAAGGTTGGTGCAGCTATCGTCTTCGATGGAACCACTGGCTCTAACAACAAGTTCCTACACAGGGTCTTGGCTTTTTCTGGGCATGAAGTCGAATCCTTCGATGAAATCTACATCAATGATGCTAAGGTCACTAACCTAGAATCTGATGGTAACGTCAAGGAGATTGAACTTCCTGACGGGACTACCAGCAACAGATATGATGGCTTCATTCGTATCAACAAGCATCTTGGCACCAGTAATCAGGCTGCTGACAGTGACCTTGTGAATGAGGTTGATGATTGGACTACAAACCACAGGCTCAGGGGTATTGCTTACCTGTATTGTAGGTTCAAGTTCGACGCCGACAAGTTTCCGAATGGTGTTCCCACGGTTACTGCTACCATCAAGGGTAAGAAGCTGTATGACCCCCGGTCGGATACTACCGCTTGGTCTGACAACCCTGCCCTTTGCCTAAGAGACTATCTAACCAACGGGTATGGACTAAACGAGGATTCGTCAAATATAGATGATGCCCTTGTTTCTTCTGCTGCCAATGTCTGTGATGAAACGGATACTGTAGCCGGGGACACCCGATATACCTGCAATGGGGCTTTCACGACTGCACAGACGCCATACGACACCATCAACAACCTAATTACCTCGATGGGTGGCCTTGTGTGGTATGCCCAAGGTAAGTGGCGTATGAAGCCTGCCTATTGGGTAGCCCCTGCTATCACGTTTACTGAGGATGATCTTCGTAGCAGTATTGCTGTCAAGACCAGGCATTCCCGCAGGGACAACTTCAACACTGTTCGTGGCACCTTCCGTGGTGAGGAAACCAACTGGCAGACTACAGACTACCCTGAAGTTACCAACAGTGCTTTCCTTAGTGCTGATAATGGTCAAGAGTCTGTCGCTGATATTGACCTTCCGTTCACTGATAGTTCCACAGAGGCTCGTAGGATTGCCCGTATTGCCTTGGAACGTAATAGGCAACAACTTACGGTTTCGGCTTCCTTCGGTCTCAGGGCTTTTCAGGTTCAGGTTGGGGATGTAGTTAACCTCAGTGTTGACCGATTTGGTTGGACACAAAAAGAGTTTGAGGTAGTCTCTTGGACCTTTGGTCTTACGGATGGTCTTGATCTACAGGTTCAGATGAGCCTTCGTGAGATTAGCGAGAGCGTGTTCGATGAGGTTGACGATGGTATTGTCTATGAAAGGGATAATACTAACCTCCTAAGCCCGTTTGAGGTTCCCAATGTTGGTCTGAGTATCAGTAGTAGGCTTGCTATCTTCAAAGAGAAATTGGTCAACAAGGTAACTATCATACCCACTTCTGGTAATGCTGAAGCTATCGACCAAGTTGAAGTAGAATATAAACCCTCTAACGAATCTGACTGGATTACTGTTGGCTTTGGTGAACTGGGTAAGTTCATTCTACAGGATATTGAGGACGGTGACTACGACTTTAGGGCAAGGTCTATCAATACATTCGGTGTAAAGGGTGACTACAATACCAGGCTGAGTGTTCCAATCTCTGGCCAAAGTGATCCTCCGCAGGATGTATCTGGCCTTAATGCCGAGTTGAATGGTGGGGCTGTTTTTCTACAGTGGGAGCCTGTGCCTGACCTTGACCTTAGCTACTACCGTATCAGGCACTCTCTTGAAGAAACTGGTGCGGCATACGCTAATGCTACCACGGCTGTAGATAAAGTTCCACGTCCTGCCAACAGTATCTCTGTCTCTGCAAGACCGGGCACCTACCACATCAAGGCTATCGACAAGTCTGGTACCGGGTCCGAGAACTATACCTCTATTGTAGTCCCTGAGGCCAATCTTGAGGATTTTACCAACAATCTGACACAGACTGAAGAAACAACCTTTAGTGGGACTAAGACGGATTGTAGTGTAGTCTCTAATGAACTGGTTATCACAGATACCTCCACAGCGCCATCTGAGGCGACATACGACTTCAGTGACTACATCGACACTGGGTCAGTTCGTAAGGTCCATGCAAGGGTAGATGTGAACGTCAGAAGGGACGATTCTTCTGCTGGTCTTTGGGATGACCTTCCGGGTAACTTTGATGACCTTCCGGGCCTTTTCGACAGCTTCACAGGGGCAGCACAGTTCGCTGATACCAATGTGGTTACCTACATCAGCACTACGGACGATGACCCTGCCGGAACCCCCACATGGTCCTCTTACAAAGAGTTTAGGGCTGGTGACTTCTCAGGCCGAGCCTTCAGGTTCCGTGTAGTCCTCAAGTCTACCTCTGACAGTGTTGGCCCAGCTATTTCCGGCCTCACGGCCAGGGTCCAATATAACTAAAGGAATCGCAAGATATGTCTCAACACGATTATGATATTGCCAACCAGACAGCACCTAACTTCAGGTCTGATCTTAATGATGCCCTGCAGGCTATCGCTACAAACAACTCTGGCCTAACAGAACCTTCTGTCACTTATGCCAACTAATGGTGGTATGATACCTCGAACGATATTCTCAAGGTCAGGTCCGAAGCTGATGATGCTTGGATTAACGTAGGGTATCTCGACCAAAGTAACAACGAGTTCAAGCCTTATGTGGGTTCTACTCAGATAACTGCTTTCCTTGATGAAGATGATATGTCTTCGGATAGCGCCACTGCTGTTCCATCCCAACAGAGTGTCAAGGCATATGTGGACACTGAGATTAATAACATTGATGCGGTTCCGTCAAACACACTCCTCGGAACAATCACGCTTTCCTCAAGCGGCGGGTCGCTGACTGGGCTGGACCTGACGGGATACAAGCAGCTTTTGTTCAACGCGAACTTTTCCGGCACCGGCTCATCCGCAGATATGAGAATTGAGGGTGTGGTAGTTAGTGGAGTAGAAGGAAGTAATCCCTATGACGGGAGTTTTATCGCCACATTTTATCTCGGAACAGACCTCATGCTTGCACATGGGCAGGATATTGAGTCCTACGGAGCTATCACTGGAATTGGACTTACTACTTCCAGCACAAGTATTTCTATAACGGGCAACGGGAACTTTGACTCTGGGACTGTTGAGGTTTGGGGTATTTAAGGAGCAACCAATGAGTAACTACAAACTTTCACAACGTAGTATGCAAAACCTTTCGGGTGTTCACCCTGACTTGGTGGATGTAGTCAAACGGGCTATTGAGATTACCGAACAGGATTTTTCAGTCTTGGAAGGTGTTCGTAACATTGACCGACAGCGTAAGTTGGTAGCCCAAGGTAAGTCAACTACAATGAACTCAAGGCACCTCACAGGCCATGCTGTTGATCTGGCACCTTACCCCTTGTCTTGGGACTGGGAATACTTCTACCCCATCGCAGATTCTATCCTTCAATCCTCAAAAGACGCTAATGTTCCAATTCGATGGGGTGGTAATTGGCAGGTTTATGACATCCGTGAATGGGACGGAACAGCCGAGGAGCTTAACAGAGCTTACACGGGTTCTTTTTCAGATGGTCCCCACCTAGAGATTCCGAGAGGCTACGGATATGATTGAGTGTGGACATTGCAAGACAGAAAAAGACCCTTCCGAGTTTCACAAAAGTTCTGCTAGGAAAACGGGTAGGCAATTCCATTGTAAGGTATGTCAAGCAGAAATCAATTTGAGGCGCTACCACAACAAACTATCTTCTGACAATTCTTATAAAGAGAAGAAGGCTTCATATGATAAAAAGAGGCGTTCAGAAAAGTCCGAAGAGTTACGTGCCTATGACAAGGAGCGTTCTAAATTACCACATCGTAGGGCGGCTCATAATGAAGGGACAAGGAAACGTAGGGCACTGTTAAAGGGCGCCATCCCAGAGAATTACGACCGTGAGGGTGTTCTGGCGATGTATGCTCTCGCACAGAAGTTCAGTGAGTTGACAGGGGTGGAAATGCACGTTGACCATATAAAACCAATTTCCAAAGGCGGAGAACACAATGTGGACAATCTTCAACTGCTTGCCTCACAGCTAAATATAGCTAAGGGTGACAGAGAAGATTTTCAGCTTAGCTGGGAGGCTTACCCAAAATGAGTGGGCCTGCCTACATCAAGCCAAAGGTAGAGAGCCTAGAGCATACAACCTCGGAACTAGAGGCCGACATGAGGGATGTCAGGGACAGACTTACCAAGGTGGAGTCTACTACTCAGAGCACAGAAAAGAAAGTGGATGATATTCACAAGTGGGCTGGATGGTTCTTCAAGACGGTTGTAGGGGCCGTCCTCTCCATTATTGTAGCCGGTGTGGTGGGCATTGTC